AATATGGCATTTAAAGAAGGACAATCGGCAGGGCAATTATTTTTTAATACAAAAGATTCAAATCTTTATACTGTCGAAGAAGAAACTAATGAAAGAAAGATAGTTGAACGTAGAGGTGATGCAAAAGAAGGTGATTTATGGATTCATCCAAATACAGGAAATTTAAAGATGAAAGTAGGAGATAAATGGGTGACAGTTAATAATCCAAATGAATTACCTAAAATAAATAATCAGAAAAGAAGAAAAGAATTAAGCGATGCTTTTGCTGAAAGACGTAAAAAAGAACAAATAGAAGAAAAAGTTATAAAAAAAGTTGAAAAAACTAAAATTACGAGAGGACAATTTTTATACAAATATAAATCTCCACAAAACTTTTATTCCTGGCAAGACCTAGCAAGAGAACACATTAATTGTTCATATAGAAATCAACAATATATATACAATTCACCAGCTTACTATTTAAAAGATGATCTATGTAATTCTCTAATTAATACCAATATCGACAATCTAAAATTATCTGAAAGACCTAATATAGTTAATCCTAGTTTCTTTTTATTAAATTCAAATAATATAAATCGTATAAAATATTCTTTTATTGAGTGTCATAAATGGTCATTAAAAGGTAGTAAGTTAGGTGAAGAACCAGAAAGTTTTTCACAAATACATGATGTATATGTGAACTTTGTGATAGATCCTGATAAAATTCTTTATTTTGCATTTAGTTGGAAAGATTTAAAAATGCCAAAATTTTCTGAAATGAATAAAGTTCGTAAAGATCCTTATTCTGAAGAAGAGATAAGATGTTTTGAAGATCAATTTCATACAGTTGTTAATTTACTTCTGTTAATGAATCAACAACCAGACATAATTACAGAAGAATATATACCTTCAAAAGTTATTGATATACAGAAAAAATATAAAGTTCAATCTCCTATCAAACCAAGTGCAATATGTTGGGTCGGAAAAGATTTTACACGCAGAGTAATAAAATTAAAACCAAAAATGAATGAGGAGGATTTTGTTATATCAGGAAATACTAGAAAGATACGACCTCATTGGAGAAGAGGCCATTGGCATACTGTTTTAAAAGGCAAAAATCGAAAAGAACGTAAAATGAGATGGTATCAACCTGTTTTTGTTATGAGTAATGCAGCATGAATGAAATAACAATAAGAGTAGTAGGAATCCCTGCTCCTCAAGGATCTAAAACCCTTACACGTTGGGGTGCAATGATTGAAGCATCTAAGAAGGTAAAGCCTTGGAGAACTGATGTAAAAGAAGCTGCTCTTGAATGTTACTCATCAGGTGCATTAAATTTGCCTGTAAAGGCAGAAATAGAATTTGTTTTTCCTAGACCTAAATCACATTATGGAACAGGAAAGAATGCTGATGTATTAAAACCTTCAGCACCTAAATATTGCGTTAGTAGAGGCAATGGAGATATTGATAAGCTGTCTAGGTCTACTTTGGATGGATTGTCTGTTAGTGCAGGTGGAAGTGTATTAGAGGATGATTCTCTTGTTGTTGAACTCAATACTAAGAAAAGATATATCAATAAAGATGAATTACCAGGAGCATATATTGCAATATCCTCCATTTGTGATTAGTATACTATTAGTTTACTAATTTAATTAAACATGACCACAAAGAAATCTACAACAGATTCACCACAAACTCTTTCCGAAGCTCTTGCAATCTTTCAATCACAGGTACAATCTGCTGATAGGACAGGTACAGCAAAAGAAACTAGAAAAGATAAAAGAACCAATGAATATATTACTACTGAACGTAAGTATTCAACTCTTGAAGATGTTCTAAGAGCAATACAGCCAGCAGCAAAACTTGGTATTTCTCATACTCAGACTTTTGATTATTCAATTCTTGAAGATGGCACAGTGCTTACAATTTGTGTCACAACTTTATATTTTAAAGATCAAAAATTAGAAAGCAAATTACCTTTAAAACAACTTAAAGGTTTTAACATCATGCATGATCTTGGTATTGCAATTACATATACAAGAAGATATGCATTAGGTGCAGCTTATGGTATAGGTTCTGAAGAAGATGATGATGCCATGTCATTAACTCAATCAACTGCTGAGAAAGAGGATCGTATAAAAAGAACTCCTAGCAAGCCTAATGATGAAGGTGAACCTGTTGAATCTATTAAAGATAAGAACTATGGTAAACCTATATCTAAATATGCTAAAGATGCTGTAGTTACCAAGATGATGAATCTATCAAAAAAATACCCAACAATAAAAGATTCTGTAATAGATAAATTCAAAAAGATGTTTGATATTACAGCAGAAGGAATTGGCCCTGATGACATAAGAACGGCTGAACAAGGAAAAGCCCTTACACTTCTAATAAATGAAATTGATTCAACTCTATGACCCAAGAAGAAGCAGAATTTGCAGGGAAACAAGTTCTAAGTCAACTTCAAGAACGCAAGCTAGATCGCCATAAAGATTACAACAGAAACATCTTTTCAATTAGAACTGATGATCTTCTTGCAAAACAAATAAGAACTTATTGCAAAGACAATAATGTTCCTCCCAATCAATTTATTAAAACTGTTTTACAAAATTATTTCAATGGCTAACTCACAACAAGAATTCAATCCAGCACTTCCATTACCTGTCAAATTTACAGTAAATGATGGTAGATTTGGCCCTCAACTAAGTTTGTTTATTCCAACAGAATCAGTTACGCATTTAATGGATCACTTTCAAAATTTAGTAAATACAAAAACTGCTGGAGGTTCAGTTTATCTTGGAAAAGAAAAAGGCACAGTTAAAACTGAAGGTATATACATCAACGCTAAAGCGTTGGAATCAGATGACGGGAACGGATTTTTTGGTCAAATTAATCCACAAAAAATAGAGGGTGTTACTAACTCACAAGGTCTATTTTAAATTATTTACAAAAGGCATATGTTTTTAACTATGCCTTATATTTAAACAATGAAACCAGTTAGAAAATCAATCCTTAAACTACGGAAACTTAAGGAAATAAGGCGTAAAAACCTTGAAAGAAATTTCTTAGAAATTCAAATGAAAGGTATGGATCATTATGTTTTTATAAAAGATAATGGTAAGGCACAGGTAATTTATGATCAGGGCCGTTGGGTTACAGAACATATAAGAACTGCTGTTCTAAAATTTAATTATGAAGTTGATAAAATTGATAATTTATTAATTAAAGATTTTACTGATGAAGAGATTAACGAATACGAAAAAACTTCTTTATCGGATTAGTATGTTTTCTTTTTTCTTTTCTCATTTCCAGTACAACACGATTAGCTTCTAACTCTATAAGTCTGTTTAGTAATGAAGCCATAAAAATATCTTGATCAAACTTCTTTCTAACCATATGTGTGCAATATCTTTTTACATTGTCTATATCATTAGCCTTCATAATCTCTCTACATTGCATTTCTATCTCTAACTCCAACTCTGGAGGAGCTGGTTCTATGTCAATGTTGAGGAATTTAGTAATTTTCATGTTAGGGAAAAAGCTGTTTTTCTAAAATTTCAACTGCCTTATCATCAAGTGTATTTGTAGTTTGTTTTGCAATTGATTTTAATAAATCAACCACTAATCTTTTAACAGCAGTTGTAGTTAAAAAAGTCATCAAAATTGGTTTTAAAATTTTATACATGACATAAATATGTGTTACTTCCCAAACATAGCTAAAATGCTAGTATTGGACAAGAATCTTAACTTTCATGGTTGAAGAGAAAAAGAAAAATGCTTTCCAAAAACTTAAGGAAGGTTTGGATGACAAAGAAGAACAACTAACAATTATTAGCCTTTTTGTCAGGTTGGGTGTTGTTGTTTGGAGTGGATTTATAGTAACTCTTAACTACATTTCAATTCCAGGATACAGTTCAGAACCCAAGGATATAACTTTTCCTGCTTCGCTTTTGACAGGAGCACTCGCAACATTCGGTTTAGAGGGATCTAAAAAAAGTAGTAAGAAAGACGATAAGGTTGCCATGGAAGAAGGTATGATTCAAACTATAAGGGTAGTGACTCCAATCAAAATTGAAGGAGCAGAAGTAATCGACCCTAAACCTAAAAAATGAAAAAGCTACTTCCGTTATTATTGTTAGCAACAACACCTGTCTACGCTAATATCAAACAGGAATTTGTAACCTCTGCACAAATATCCATAGACTCGCCTTATGTAATTACCAATGCAGCTCCATCGAGTTACAGCATAAGCGGAAACAATATCACAACTTCTACGGGAACAGGAGATAGTGTCGTTACCAATGGAATTGGTGGATTAAATCTTGGTAGCTTAAGTAATGGAGTACCAGCTTTAGTAAATACAAATAAATCGGTTACAACTGCTGGTTCAGCATTTTCTCTCTCAGAAAGTTACCAAGCTGGAGATGTAACACAATCTGCAATCACTCCCTCTAGCGGTATAGCAAGTTTACCTGTGCTTGGTGGTCAGACTACTGTTATCTCAGGAGGTACAGCAGGAAACTTAGCCTTGACATCTGTTTCATCGGGAATACATACTTGCACTGCAGGAGGTAGCGGAACAAGTTGTATTGGCTCTACTACTGTTCGTATTACGATTGACTAGACTTTGGTTATTAGTTTTACTATTATGTCCTATAAGAACACTTGCTGTTCCTATAGTTCCACAATTTCGTTCGGGTAGTTCTCAAACTAGCTCGACCTCAGAATCAGTAATAAATGAAACTATTACAAGTCATCAGTATCGAACAGGATACTCATATTCTGCGTCAGGACACAACATTGAATCATCAGATCTTAATGGATATATTAACCCTACAGCTACAACTCTTACAGAACAAACAGTTGGAGGGGTAAGTTTTAGTTGGACTTCACCAAATCTCGAAGCAGTTCCAAGATGGAAAGTTTCTGTTCCAGGATCAGCTTTTTCTCTTCAAGAAACCTTGATAACTCCAGGATTAGACACAGTAACGACAATAACAAGAACAATAAATACAACAACTACAACAGAAACTACAACTACCTTTGGGCAGTAATTATACTTCTTTCTCCCGTCAAAACCCTTGCAAACACTACAGTCGCTTCGCCTTCGAGTAATGCCCAAGGTGTAGTGAACAATAATGCAACCATGATAACTCCGTCAACGATGCCCTCTTTTCGTATGAGTCAAGGTATTGTCTGTGCATCCCCTAGCCTCACAATCACTCCTTATGTAACCGATTCCCATACATTTTCATTACCTAGAGAGACTGTTACTAGACAAAATATATATGACGAGAATACAGGTGAAATAAAATATGTTCAAGAAACTCCTAGATTTGAGAAGGAAAATTTTAATTTAAATTATGGTATCTCTGCTCAACTGAATATTCCATTAGGTAAATCTCCAGCACTTTGTCATAAAGCAACAGAAATAAATATAAAAAATCAGGAATTATTGTATAAAAAAACTAAGTTAGAAATTTCCCTTTATAGACTTAAAATATGTGCCGAACAAGCAAAGTTAGGTGTTGCGTTTAAACCTAATACTCCTAGTGCTGTTACTTGTGAAGATATTGTTGTTACTATCCCACCTAATCAGGTTATCCCACATACTCACAAATTAAAGTAGATAAGTCACGGGTATTACACTTATCTACGAATAATTATTTTACATCTTTTTTCTTCTTGGTCAACTTTGTCACGATTTGCTTAACTATTGGACGGACAAGCTGAAGTACCAATGGTGCAGAAGCACCAACCAAAGCAAGGCTAAAGACCCCAACAAACTGAGGAGCAGATGGAATGTATTGTTCTTTCCACTCAACTG